TGTTAGTAAAACACGCCAAAGAGTTTGGCAACATATCGACCAAAAACAGTAAAATGGGAACGACTAGCTACGCCATTGACGCATTCGCTTGTAACGTTGGAAGCAAGTTAGCTAAAAACCCTAACACTCCGTGTCACGGTTGCTATGCCCGGAAGCTACAAAAGCTACGCCCTAGCGTAGACCAAGGCTGGAAGCTAAACTTATACAAATGGCTGCAAGCTGATCCAAAGCTATGGGCTAAGGCTATGGCATTCCAGATCGATCGTTACAACACCGATGGATACCACCGTTGGTTCGATAGTGGAGACTTACAATCGCTTGAAATGCTAGAGGCTATCGTGCAAGTTTGTAAGCTAACTCCGCATGTAAAACACTGGCTACCTACTCAGGAACGTGGTATCGTAAAAGAATTCAAATCTAATGGTGGTATTGTCCCCGATAACTTAGTCATACGGGTATCTGCCAGCCTCTTAAATGGCGATATGCCAAGTGGAATTGACAATGGCTCACAAGTGTTTACCAAGGGCAACACGCCTAGAGGATTTGAGTGCAAGGCGAGACACAATAACAACGCTTGTGGAAGCTGCAAAGCATGCTGGACTAAGGAAGTTAAGTTTGTAAGTTACCCTAAACACTAAGGAAGTAAACATATGTATAGCAAATATAACCACTCTAACCGTTGTCCACGCTGTAGGATAACTCTGGAATACATCTACACTAAGGATTATGTAGACGAATTCTACTGTCCAGAGTGCAAAGTGTCCGAATATAGAACGCTTGAGGCGTGGAACTACGAAAAACGCTTGAGCGATCGCTTAGGAAAGTGACAATTTTGCAACACCTCTGGAAAAAACGACAAGGAGGGAAAGATTTTTATAGACAACCAATCTTGCCTAGTGTAAAATATACACTATAGTGAACACATTAGTGAACACTATAGTGTATACTATATAGTTTATATATATATCTTAAACTATATAGTATACACTATTGTTCCCCCATTGAGGGACTCATAACTTTAAGGAGTGACTAAATTGTTCTTAGCCAAGTGGTATGAAACAGAAGACATAAAAGAGTTCGTAGAAAATTACTACGATCGTTACGGTCTTTATCCTCAAGAGGTAAGGACTGAGAACAATCTCTACACTTATGATGAGTATTGGTCTATCCTAGATAAGGAGTATCTCAATGGCTAAAAATAAATATACAGTAGTTTGGAAGCCTGATTGTGAAGTGAATACATATGTAACATGGATTGAATTAGATTTTAATGTCCATCAATATATAGATTCATCTCTGTGGAAGGAGATGGTGCGAACTCTTTTTGCCAAAGAAGAATTATCCTTGGAAGATTTATTTGAGATTGACGCAGTATTTGAAGGACACCTTGAGTGTAAATATAGCTAATCGTAAGGAGTTTACCAATGGAAATGAAATACATCAACGGAAGCCCTAGAGATAGGGGCAGTGCTGATAGATACTATGGTCGCTTATTTGAGCCTCACTACTACCCTAGTGGGACGTATAAAGGCTACAGAGTGACAAAGAATGAGATGTCTCCCGAGCAGGTGTCCGAGTATACCCTTGGTTGGGAAGAAGAAACAGACAGGAAGGATTGGGGATAATGCGTTGCTCAATATGTGATGCCCGATTGCCCATTGGACAATGTATTGAGGACGACCTATGCTCCACCTGTAGCCATGAAGTTCGCATGGCACTTGGCATGGGCGACCCTCTGGAGGAGTTAGTCAACACACTTGACGAGGAGAAAGAGTTTTGATAGGATATATAATAGCTTATATTCTCGGAAATGCTTACATCATGGAACACCGTATTAGAAACAAGAAAAGAGGAAAAAAATGACAACTAACCCATTAGGCAAGAGCCGTGATATTGAAGACCCGTATGCTATTTTTACAGCGGGAGGTTTTGAACTTAGGCTGTTGAAAACATATAAGCTGGCAAAGAATGAACTCAAAGACCCGCTTGTTAGGTGGTATACAGTAGGCAGATCGCCTATGACATACGGGTCGTGGGAGTATGGGGACACCTACCGTAGCGAGGTCTTAAATAATTTCCATCTAACCTATGCCTCGCCAGAGTTTATGGACGCATATCTGGATGACCCTATTATATCTAAGGAAGGTAAAAACCTGTGATGACAACATACAAATGGAACTATGAAGAAGAAGTAACCATACAAGAATACGTTAAACGCCTACATCCACTAGTCGCTGATCCTGTCCGTAACGTGTGGGAGTTTGAAGGAGATATGCTTATGTCTGACTTTCAAAAATTAAACGAGGCGTCTAACCGTTTGAACAATTTGATAGACCAAATTGAAAACAACAAACCAGACCTAAAGGTGGTGGAAAGCAATGAAGAAGAACCCCATAGCGAAGGAGCTTAGAACGCCTAAGTATAAGCCTAGATTGGTTAAATCTAAGAAGAAATACGACAGGAAAAAGGAGAATAATAAATGCACAGAGACAAATACCTAGAGCAAGCAAATAATCTTATTAACGGACAGAGGCAGGAGGACTATGGCACTGCTTTGGAAAACCATAACAGAATTGCCTCCCTATGGTCTGTCTATACCGGCAAGGAGTTCACACCTGTAGATGTGGCTATGATGATGTTACTGGTCAAGGTTGCCAGAACAATGGAACGTCCAAAGGACGATAGCTTTATAGACATATGTGGGTATGCTGCTCTGGCTGGTGAAATGTCTAGCATGGATTTTTAGATATGGATAATTTAATCTTGACAGAGTTCGAAATATATATGATAATAGTAGGAGTAGCAATTATCGCAGGAGCAATTAAGTGGATGACAAAATAAAGTTACCAAATGTTCCAGAGTATGGAGATCAGTTGGCACTAGAGTATCTAAACTTTTTGGTATCAGAGCAGTATATGCCAGAGGAAGCTGCACTGTTCTATCTGGAAATTTCTAGGATAAATGAGAAATCTATTCATTATTTTATCACGGAATCTTTAGTAGAATATTTCTTGTATCTTAGCCAAGAGCCAGAAGAGGAAGAAAATGCAGACTCGATACACTGAGGAGGAAACATCAAAGGCTATTAAAACACATCAGCCGTGTCATATGTGTGGGTCTACAGATGCTGGCTCACACTATGACGATGGACACTTTTATTGTTTCGCATGTAAGGGATATGAAATGGAGCAACAGGAAGAGAAGCAGTATATTGCACTCTCTCCCAAGTTTAAGGAGAAGGTGAAAGAGATTGTCTGGTCTGAGAGAAACATCAGCGATGCTGTTAAGGATTACTACGAGGTCACTGCTAACGATGCTAAGGTTGTCTTCCCCTACCATGATTCGGCAGGGGTAAGGAAAGCCAGCAAGATACGTAACATAGGCAAACTTTTCAGCACAGACGGTGACTTTAAGGAGTGCACATTGTTTGGTATGCACACCATGAACAAGACCGTAGCAGGTGATTCAAAGTCCAAGACTATCATAGTAACAGAGGGAGAGGCAGATGCACTTGCAGCTTTCCAGATGGCAAATAGCATTAGCCCTGATGCCAAGACTATTACAAGGCGAGGCAATGCCATTGTCCCTGCCCTGAGTATCAAGAGTGGTGCAGGTAGTGCAGAGAGAGATTTTAAAAACCACTTGGAGTTCCTTGAGAGATACGATCGTGTGTTTATATGCTTCGATTCTGACGGTGCAGGAGAGAAGCCTGTGGAGAGGTGTGCAAAGCTACTTAGCCCCGGCAAGGCGTATATTGTTAAGATGGAACATAAAGACCCCTGTGAGTATACCATGAGGGGTATGTCTGAGGAGTTCGTAGCCCATTTGAAAGACGCTACCTGCTACACTCCTGCTGGTATATCCAATGCAGCAGACAACTTTGAAGGTCTGTGGTCAGAGCAGAACTTGTCCAGCGTAGATTTCCCGTGGGATAAGCTACAGGCAAAGACACTAGGCACTCGTAGCAGGGAGATCGTAACTTGGGCAGCAGGGACAGGAGTAGGAAAGAGCAGTATTCTCAGAGAGTTACAGCACTACTACTTGAAGAACACGGATTGTAACATGGGTATCATAGCTTTGGAGGAGTCTGTAGACAGAACACGCAGAGGTATCTTAGCTGTAGAAGCAAATAAAAAACTACATCTAAACGAAGTATTCTCTAAGTATAGCAATATTAAAGCAAT